ATTGAATTTCTTCGCCAAAGCGAGCTGCGTTGCCGTGAGCTTTACCTTTTTTGAAGATGTGGATCGTGTGGCTGGAGCAACAACCGTGCTTAGTTTTTTAACAGGCTCTTTGGTTCCTGAATCTTCGGAGTTTTTGGTCTCTTCAGAGCTACCCAGTTTATCTGGAAAGCGTTTTGCCATTTCGGCATCAATTACATTGTAATAGTGGTCAGAGCCAATTGCAACCCCTTCCTTTTCTAGACGCTTATGAATTCCTAATGCTAGGAAGCTCATATCATCGTCTACACCATACCATGAATTGTTATCCAACCATGCTTGGGTTTTTGAGTCCAAACGTTGTGGTTGTTGATTCTGCATTTGTACAGCATTTTGTTGATTTTGTAAAGACTCTTCATCATATTGTGGTTTATAACGATCCATTTCAGATGATTTCATCTTCACTTCTGTCAATTTTTCCTGTGCTTCTGCCAAACGGTCTGAATCTCCGGAGTCATAAGCATCCTTAAATTCACGTTTTGCATCGTTTAATTCACGAACAAGACCTTCTTTTGCAGTAGAAACATAAACTTTTTCCCCATCAGACAGGCGTCCTTTGAGTTGTTTGTTTTCTTCAATTACCAAATTAGCAACACGCAAAGCTTCTTTTTGTTCCTTTTCCGCTGCGTCAGCGCGCCTGCGCTCATCGTGCATTGCTTTTTTCATTTGCAATAAACGTTGTTTTGCTTCTTTGGAATACTCTTCTAAGTCATCATTGTCAATTTCGTCAATAATTTCCTTAGGCATTGGTTTTGCATTAACACGATCCTCTTCAGGGGTGTCATCTACAATCTCAATTTCTACTTCTGAATTGTCAACTTCGTCTGGAAATTTATATTCTTTTTTTTCAAAATCAGCCATTTTTTACTCCTTATGCGCGAGTAATTCCGCGGGGGTCTTGAACAATACCCTCTACAGAATCATCATTAATTATTCGGAATTCCCTGCCGTGGATCTTTAGTCGTGTGCCAGAGTTTGGTCTGGCTAAAATAAAGTCACCGACTTTACACCAAGGGCCATTTGGAAAGCGGCCTTTATCTTGATAGCAGTCTGGACCCAATTTGACTACAAAAAACACGGTTGATAACACTTCTTCGTGGTGAAGAGTTTTATCCGACTTCAAAATCCCACTTTCGTAGGCTTTTTCCGCGTCTGGAATAGCACAGAGAATGCGGTATCCAGAAGGTTCGGGTAATTGGCTGGCTTTTTCTTCGTCTGTTTGAGGCAAAGTAGTTGTTGCGTTTACATCATCGGGATTTGAGCCGATTAGTAATTCACTCATCAAAATTCTCCAAGTTTTTTTGCAGGTCGGTTATGTATAAACGTACTGACAGAAGGCCTGTAATCTGTCCGCACGCCTTTTGGTACTCAGCGTAGTCTTTGGCTACTCCAGTACCAAGGGATTCTTCCAAACCCCTTACTTTTGCATCTATCTGTTTGAGAAGATGGTCTAGTATTTTGTCTTTCATTGTTGTTTTTTACCTTTTTGTTGGTTTTGCTGCCTTTGAATATTCATTTGATTTTTTTGCTGGCCTATTTGGGCGCCAATACGCAATCCTTCAATTTGCTGCCTAGATTCAAGCTCTGCTTTGTCTTTGGCAGTCTTGGCTCCAACTTGCATACCAGCGATTTCCTTCTGCGCAACAATTCTTTGCTTCTCAATCTCCAGTTGATCCGCTTTGGTAGCCGCATCAATAGCCATTTTCTTCTCTTTAATGGCCACTTCCTGTGTTTTAAGCTGCAATTCTTTAAGTTGCATCTGAATAACAGGGTCTTGAGCCGCTTGTTGTGCTTGTTGCGCTGCAATAGCGGTTTGATTTTGACCTAAAAGCTGCTGCGCGGCCGGTACTGCCATGCGAGAGATCTGTAATTCCATGTCTCTTGGCATATGTTCTTGATCATCCTCAATGGCTGGCAAGGTAACGCCCATCATTTGCTCCATTTGACGTCTATATTCCATGCCAACGTGCTCTGTAATATGGGCTTGCATTGCCTGCATCATTATTGGGGCTTGTGGGTTTTGGCCAATAACCATTTTAATCTTAGGATCTTGCATTGCAGCCATATGGATAGCAATATGAGCTTGATGGTCTTGATAAGAAAACGCTTTTACAGGCTTGTTTTGTAAGATATTCATGTTTTCCGTAATAGGATCTACGGGCTTCATGTCATCTTGCATTGGCACCAGTTTTTCCGCGTTCTTAATATTGAGAACATTGAGCATTTGGCGGTGTAAAAACGGTAAGTTATACAACTGCGGCGCGGACTGCGCTAATTGCAACACGGCCTGATACTGAACTACCTTTTGACTCATGGTCGCGGCATTAGGATCAGACACTGGAATGATAGAAACCATGCCATAGTCAGCTTTGCGGGCCTTACGGCTACCTTCTTCTGGCTGGTAGTTATATTCTGCTGGGGTATCCGCTTCAATAATCTTCTTAAGCAGGCCAAACTCTTGTTTCATGGCATAGTGGATACGCGCTTGAATAGCACTCATTACCTTGAGGGTGCGCTCCAAAATAGCCAAAGTAGTCCCAACTGGGGACTGAGATGACATATCAGATACCTTTAAGTCTCCAGCGGAAGCGAATCTTCTGCCATCGTCTATAATTTGATTAAGCAGTTGAATTAATGTCTGGCTAGGTTCCTTGTAAGGAAGTGGCATGATATTGTCTTTCATCGCGCCACTTGGGACATCTACGTCCCTAAACTCGCCCGGAGCGATCGGTGTATCGTCACCCTTGACCCGCAAACCGCGAGTTTTAAATCCGCCCGGTAAATTGGCCAATGAGCCAGCGTCAACTAGCTGACGAAGGATAGAGGTACCTGATTTAGCAAAAGCGCCTAGTAAATGGACAATACCAAAGTGATAAAAACCAAATCCGGGAATGTAACCGTAGTGTACAAAGTGCTGGCGTTTTTGATGTTTTTTATCTTCCGGATCCCAGTTACGTCTAATTGCTAGAATAGACATTGTGTTCTTTTCAATGGTGACTACGTACGGCAGGGCAATGCCGGTTTCGTTACCATCTTTGTCTTTATGCTCATAACCTTCTAAATCTAGGTCTACGTGCATTTCTAAAATTTTATAGCGGTCGTCAGTTGTAGCCCTGAAACCCATTTTTTCCGCAATTTTCTTTTCAATCTCATCCATGGTGTTAACTGGATCACCTAAATCTACATCGCGGTAAAATCCTGCAACCTGTAATTTGCGCACTTCGTTTTCGGTTTTGCGCATGACATGGGTGATACGTTCTGCGGATTCTAGGCTTGATGCGCCATAAGGAACCACTAAATCGTCAGCGGTTACATACATAGATACTTGACGGCCTAAAGAGCTGTCAACGTAAACCTTCTTAAAGCCGTTACCAGATAACCCCATACCCCATAACATTCTCTCGTGCTCTGGTCTAAATTCCTTCATGACATCGGTTAATTCGTAGTTCATGTCATCTTGAACCCGCTGAGCCGCGTCTTTTTTCTCGGGGGTTTCTTTACCAATAATCTGAGTCTTTACCGGGCCGGAAGCGGGAAACGTTTCCATGATGGTTTCTGATTGAAACTTAACTACGGCTTCTGCTAGGATTGGGTGATATACGCCGCAGGCGCCTTCCCAAGGTTCTGAACGCTCTTCAATCTTAAGACCTAAAAGCTCTAGTCCGTCTACGTATGTCTGGATCCAGTCTTTACGGGAGGATACGTCATTTTCAAAGTCGCCAATTAAATCGCCGGCTAATTCAGATAAGGTTTGTTCTGAAATTTCTTCGGCAATGTTTTTGCCAAAGTCCTCTTCTTCCTTACCAATCTCTATTTCTAGATCACCAATACTTAAATGCACGGATTCTGGATCAACAATCTCAATTTCAAAATCCGGTTGATCAATTGCAGCAATGCCTTGTGGTGCTTGGTAAAGGGCTTTATCTATTGACATATGTCATCCTTGTTAATAATAGGCTACTTTTCTACGAAATTCTCTTGGCTCATCTGGTTCATCACTAGGTAACCGAATAAATCCGCCTTTTCTAAATCGCAGTAAAGCTTGTGTCGTTGAGTCCACTAAGTCATCGTGGTCTGAATTTGGGAATGCTGCCATTTCTTCAATGACTTCTTCTGCCCATCTTTTAGGTGGAGCCCAAACCTTGCCAGAGGCAAATAAGTCTGATACAGAATTTACTCTGCTTATTTTATCATTACCCCTTGTTGGCGTAAACTCCTGCACCGGAATGCCCATTCTGCGAAGTTCAAAAATAAGCGGCGCACCTGACGCTTTTGCTTCCACAATAAACGCATCTGGCGTCCATTCTTTGTACATTTGCAGGGCTCGCGATTTTAATTCTGGAAACTCTAATCGTTCTTTAAGAGCGTCTAATAAAATGATATTAGCATCATTTCGGTCTTCATCTTTATAAAATACGCCCCAAGTTGTGCAAGCAGAGTAGTCCGCGCGCTCACTTTTGGTAAAGGCGGTATCCCAAGATTGGATCACAAATTCGCAAACCGGAGGCAATTCTTTGTCCCATTCCTTCCACCATTCTCGTTTTACAAGGGCGCCTTCTTCGCTGGTCGGATCTTGTTGATACTGGGCTTGCCATTTAGAAAGCGGCAATTCCTCCTTTAAAACCTCTAATTCTTTTAGTGACCAAAATTCCGGCCATAAGGGTTTTGCCGTAGGCAGGATAGCGGGAAGGCTAATCATCTCCCAAGTATCACCATCTTTATCTACAGCGGACTGTAAGATCTTGCCCGTTAAGTCCCGCTTTGACCAGCGGGTCATTACGACTACTATTGAACCACCCGGTTGTAAGCGTTGACGAGGCCCTGATGTATACCATTCATACACCTTGTCAAAAACCGAAGGGTCTCCAGAAGCCAAGGCGGCCTCTTGCTCAGAATGTGGATCATCAATAATGAGCAGATCAGCTCCCTTACCAGTAACAGTACCGCCAACACCGATAGCAAAATACTCCCCATTACCAGAAGTACTCCA